CTGCCATTTGAGAATTTTATTTTGAGATCAATAAAATATCGATGAGCTCTTTTATCGGTAGGACATACATAGGGCACTATAACTTCTTCGGATGACCAACCAATTACGTCATCACGTTCTTCACACCACTTAAAAGCCTGTCGTTCCCAAAGAGATCTATAAGTTACTTTAGTTGCATCACCCATATACTTCTTAGGCTTTTTAATTGTGTATTTGCCTTTGTAAGTCTTTGCCATTTTGCCTTATAAATAATCATAACTACTCTTAACAATATTTATACCTGAGGCTAGAATGGCATTTAAAGCACCATTAGTATTTCCAAGCAATTTATACACCACCGGAGCTGGCTATGTAACTTTTACTGCTTACGATAAAGATGGTGGGTCCATTGGCCATTGCGCACTGTATATGCCACCAGGCGTTTCTTTTGCAGATGGCGCTGGTTATTCCACATTTGATATGGGCCCTCTTGGAGCTGATATTGCCGCTGGTATTTCTGGCGGGTTAAACCAAGATGCTATTAAAAGCGTATTAGATAGTGCAACTGGTGCTGCTAATAGTAACTCTGATTTAAGAACCATTATGGCTGGTAAGATGATTCAAAATGCTGCAATGGTTCCTGGCGCAGATAAAGTTTCTGACATTTACCAACAATCAAAATCTATTGCAATTAATCCGAATACTACTACTGCTTTTCAAAACATGAATATTCGTTCTTTTGTATTTAACTTTAAATTAGTTCCAGATAATCAATCTGAATCTGCTGATATTAAAATGATTCAAAACTTTTTCCGTGAGCTAATGTACGCTGACACTGCAGGCCAAGGTTATCTATTAAGCTATCCAGCAAAGTGGAAGATTAAATTTAAGAATAGTCTTTCAAATGAAAATCCATATTATCCAAAAATTTATGAAAGCTATTTAACAAACTTTCAAACTTCATTTAATAGCTCTGGACATTTACACCATCGTGATGATGCTCCAACTGAAGTGGATATTTCTCTTACGTTCCAAGAAACTCGTGTTCTTACACAAGCCGATATTAGAGGATTGTTATAATGCCACATTATTTTAAAAACTTTCCGATCACGTCTTACAATTTTAAAGATGACCCAAACGCAAAAACCGTTGTTGTAGATATTTTTCGTAACATTCGTACTGATGTTAAAATTGACGACGCGTCTGCATATACATTTTATGAGATTCAAGAGAATGAAAGACCTGATCAGATTTCCCAAATGTTTTATGACACTCCTGAATATTTCTGGACATTCTTTATTATTAACGAACATCTCTGGGAAGGCTTAAATGCTTGGCCAATGGAATATAATCAATTAATGGAGTATATTTCAGAAAAATATACAAAGACATTTATTACATCTTATGTGAACTCCGGTTATTCTGGAGAAAATCATTTATTAGTTAATAAATTTTCTATTGGAGAGACTATTACTGGAAGTAATACAGGACATACAGCAACAATTGTAGATATAGATGTTTTTATGAATAGGTTAGAAATAGAGAATGCAACAGGCGATTTTTCTAATGATGTTGGGTTTGTAGGCTCTATTTCTGGAGACAATTTAGAAAAAACTCAGGTTTATGACTTTTCATTAGAAAAGCAAATAAATGCTGCGCATCATTACGAAGATATAGATGGAATGGAAATTCCAAGAACACTTTTTTCTAAAGGCGAAACTGAAGTATTTGAAGTTACTCATCGCGAGTATGAAGAAAGACTTAATGATTCAAAGCAGCAAATCAAAGTATTGAAACGTGGTCTTATTGAAGACTTTGCTAGGGCTTATAAGAAGTTAATTAATCAATGAAGCAATCTGGTTTACATCCAACAAATTCTACAGGTGTGGGTAATCCTGGTGCTTTTCGAATGGAGATTAAAATCTATTCGGCAAGTGGCGAAGAAAGAGATATTACTCAACTTGTAGATACATTTGAAGTCACCGAATCTGTTTTCCAACAAGCTATGATTGGAGAATTTAGAATCGTTGATGGCGTCAACTTGTTTGAAGAATTAAATATTACTGGTAACGAAAGATTATCTGTAGTTCTTCGCAAACAATTAGATGGTCAAGGTCAAGCTGAAGATATGCAGTCTGATTGGTATATTATTGATATACCTTTATTTGCAAGACCTAAGCCAGATGTTCAAGCATATACTTTACGGTGTGTTTCTGCATTTGGACTTGTTTCTAAAATGAGACGAGTAACTCATGTAATGAAAGGTCCACCATCTGATATTCTAAAAAGATTATACGAAGAATGCGGTGTTGATGATTTAGATAAACCTCTTGCTGATTACAACGACTTTTTAAGACCAGATAATAATTCATTTAAGCTTTTAGTTGGTGATAATACATCTACTGGCGTAATGACTTATATTCCAACTAAGCAAACATATTCAGAAGCTATTATGCAAATTCTGTCAAAGACTGCTGCTCCAAATGGATCTCCATTCTTTTGTTATGAAACATTCATTGGTGGTAACTCTGTTCTAAATTCATATAATAATATGATTACAACTGAAGAAGCAGATACATATACACAATCATTTTTCTTAAGATCTGATGCGATGACTGAAGCTTCATTTGAAGAACAAAGATTGCGTATTTTAGAAATTTCTTCTAATCTTGGTTTCTCTCCATATAAAGGTTTCCGAGATGGTTCATACACAACACGTACTCATATTTTAGATTGGACTTCAAAGTCTTATCAACTTCAAGATTTTAATGCAATGAGAGACGACATCCAAACTATGGATAAAGATCTTGTAATGCACCCAGATTTTTCTGTATCAGGAATTGATTATACAAATTCTCCTGATATGCATAATCTATTTTATGCTGTAAATAGACAAGCAATGTCTGATAAAGACGAAGTAAATATTCATATGCATATGCCATATGTCGGCGCAAAGAAAAGATCGATTATTTCTAATCTTGGCCAAATTGAGCATATGGTTAAAGTTCATGGTGATCCAAGATTACTTCCAGGCCGTCAGATTGTATTAGTGATTCCAAGATCTGGTTCTGAAAAAGCTGACCGAGATGAAATGCTTTCTGGTCGCTATTTGATTGTATCTTCAATTCATACATTCGATAACGATGGTTATCACACTCGCCTCAAATTAGCTCGGGATGGCATTGATAGAGGTGATTTGCAATACAGACCAGTTGAAGGTGTACCGGATGTTCGTTATGGTGATGAAGCTTTTGACGTTACTCCTCAAGTTACAAATGTAATTGGTCAAAACCCAGCTGGTGGTGCTGGTGGATTGCAGCAACAAGGACCTATTGCGACTGAAGTTATTCCAGGTTATGGGCCCGGCGAAGTTGATCCAGCGTTAGCTGCGGCCGTAGCAAATTCAGCTGCTGTAACTGGTGATAATGCTCAAAGACAGGCTGAAGCTAATGGTAATTCAGCAGCATCTGTCGCGGGGGATGAAACTGGATCTGCGTCAGGTCAAGATTTTAATCCTGGTGATATTGATTCCGGAGAAGCTCCATCTACTTCTCAAGCTGTTCAAGGGACAGTAGTCTCAGATGATCCAGCTTCAGTGATTGCAGAAGTAATTGATTTTGGTCCAGGTTATAATATTGTAAGACTTGGTGATGGCCGGGTTGTAAGACGCCAAGGAGCCCGTAACTGGAGAAACCACAATCCAGGAAATATTGAAGAAGGTGGGTTTATGCAAGCCCGCGGTTCTCTGGGTGGTGATCCTAGATTTGCTATCATGCCATCTTATGCTGCGGGTAGACAAGCTAAATACGATCTAATATTTACTACATCTAGCTATAAAGATCTTCCAATTTCTTCAGCTATTGCTAGATATGCTCCAGCATTTGAAAACAATACTCAATCTTATGCTAGACAAGTAATTTCTTCAGCAGCAGTTCCAGCCGATCGTGGTGGACCAGACGCAAAAATGAAAGATACTAATGAAGCCGAGCGTCAAAGAATTCTTGATGCTATGGAAAAAGTTGAAGGCTTTAGAGTTGGTACTGTGACTGAATTAACGGGATATAACTAATGGCTATGTTTAATAATAAAGATGGATTTAAGTCAACTGATTTTAATTGGTTTACTGGTGTGGTTGAAGATCGTCATGATCCTTTAGTACTCAATCGTGTAAAAGTTCGTTGCTTTGGTTGGCATACAGAAAATAAAAGAGCATTACCTACAGAAGAATTGCCGTGGGCATCTGTTCTAATGCCTACAACTTCATCTGGTACTTCAGGTGTCGGTGAAGGTACTCACGGACTTGTTGAAGGTTCATGGGTTATGGGATTCTTTAGAGATGGTAATGATGCTCAAGATCCAGTAATCATGGGTACTATTATGGGTACCAATACTGAAGGTGCTGAACCAACAACTGGATTCAATGATCCATATGGAGTCTTTCCAAGAGAAGCTGGTACCGACGCAGGCACAAGAGCATTAGGTCTTGATTCTGAAAGAGTTCGTCCTGTTGGAGCTACAGAACCTGAAGATGCGTATGCACCGCAATATCCATATAACAAAGTTCGTTTAACTGAATCAGGTCACATCGTAGAATTTGATGATACACCTGGAGCAGAACGTATTAATATAAGACATCGTACTGGATCATTCATTGAATTAAGACCTGATACATCTATGCGAACTCGTTCAAAAGAACGATTTGATGCTATGACTCAATGGACGGTTACGGTGACTGGAGATGCTACCGTAAATGTTGGTGGAAGTATGTCTACTACAGTTCAAGGTAATATGACATCTTCAGTTGCTGGTAATTCTTATATTGACACAAAGGGTAATGTTACTTCTCGTGTTTCTGGTTCTCATTATGGTTATGTACAGGGTTCATCGATTCTGCAAACAACTGGTAATATTAATGTTAAGACAACAGGTAACCTAACGGTTGATTCTGCTGGTAAGATTGATTTTAGATCTGATGGTCCATTCTCAATTACAGCACCTTCAATGACTATTGACTTACAAGAAGACTTATCAATTGTTGGTACTAATATGATTACCGATATGTCTGCCACTATAGTAACGCAAGTTCCAACTCTATCAATGATTACTGATGTAACCAGAATTGATGCAACGCAATCACTAGATCTTCATACCGTCGCGTTAACAGCAATGGGTGTTGCTACAATGGAACTTGGAACTTCGGCATTTGATTTGAATGCTGTAGCATCTGCATATATTAATGCTGGAGAATCTATTGATATTTCTGCTGGATCTGAAATGAATCTTGTTACAGCTACTATGCAAATAGATGCTGATGCTGAAATGAGTTTAGCTTCGCCAACAATGAATTTAGATGCAGATGGTACAATGAATATTGCTGGTGGAACAACTAATCTTGGTTCTTCTGGAACAACAACTATTAAATCCTCTTCTCTTGAATTGAATCCAGGTGGTACTATGTCTCCTGGTTCTGCATTCTCACCAGATGCCGCGCCTGAAATTCCTGATATTCCATTGGTTCCAGCTCCAACTTCTCCGAATGCTCTTCCGGCTGTTGGATTCGATGCTCTCGAATCAGCTCCATTTGAAGTACAAATTGACGAAGCTGATACTGATATTAGTTTTCCAACTCCAAAGTACTCAGCAATTACTCCAGATGGAACAGCAGCTTATTCCCAACAGGTACTTAATTTAACAAGTACCGGCCGGGCTGGTATTTCTGGATATTCAGGTACTGGTCTTCAAAGTAAAACTTCAGATACAACTAATCCAGCAATTGATGGTAAGATTATTTACCAGGATGATGCTGGAACAACTGTAAAATATACAAATGCTCATGCGACTCGAAATAAAGAAATTGTATCAGCACTCGAGCAAATTATTATTACTGCTTGTAAAAATAGTGGACTATCTGCGGAAATATTCTCAGGTGGTATGACTCCACAAAGAAGAACTGGTTCTGATAGACACTTAAATGGATTTGCGGCTGATGTGCATCTATTTACTTCTGAAGGAAAAAGATTGAACGTTCAATCTCAAGAACTTCGCGATTGGTGTCAACAAGCTAAAAACGCTGGTGCTACAGCAATTGGTGCTGGTGTAGGTTATATGGGCAATGTAGGTGTTCACTTAGATATTTCTGCCGGTAATACTGTTCCAGCAGGTTCTGCTAAATATTGGGGAGCTGCTGGTAGATCTGCCAATGCCCCTCAATGGTTAATTACGATTATGACATCATAAGGAGATTATATATGCCTGCTGTAGTTGTTCAAGGTTCTGCCTCTACTGGAGATCCCTGTGGAGCTCCTCCAAGAGCTCCAGCTGCTTTTAGTCCAGATGTAAAGGCTGGAGGTAAATTTGTAGTTAGACAGGGTGATGCATATGCGGCTCATGCGTGTCCAGGTTCTCCACCACACGGTGCTTCAGCTGCAGCAGGATCATCTACTGTAAAAGTAAATGGTCAACCTGTTCATAGAAATGGTGATGCTATTTCTTGTGGAAGTAGTGGAGCTAATGGCGTTGGCAGCGTAAACATCGGTGGATAAGGTATAAATAATACCATGAGTACAGAAATTCTATCAGACGCAAATTCAAATAGAGTCGGGGTAACTGCAAAGGTTATGGCCCGTGTAAAGCCATATACTGATTTAGATTTGCGTTTCAAGCCACACCCAAACTTTGGTGATGTGGTTCCATTAAAAGATATTGCTGCGATTAAAAATTCTATTCGCACTATTCTATTAACAAATAAAGGTGAAAGACCTTTTCAGCCAAACTTTGGTTGTAACATTAGTGGTTACCTTTTTGAGCAACCAGATCCAATTACATTATCATTTTTAGAAGACGAAATTAAAGACGCATTGGGATTATACGAACCAAGAGTAATTACGTCAGAAGTTAAAATTCAAGATAACACCGATGCTAATGCTTTATTTGTTTCAGTGTCGTGCATCTTAATATCAACACAACAAGAAATTGATGTTGAATTATTTTTAGAGAGAACTCGATAAATGGCACAAATTAAGAACGTAACAGAACTTGATTTCGATCAGATTAAAACTAATTTGAAAGTCTTTTTAAGTTCTCAAGATAAATTCAACGATTATGACTTCGATGGCGCAGGGATGAATGTCTTATTAGATGTTCTTTCTTATAATACTCAGTATAATGCTCTTCTTGCTCATATGTCAATGAATGAAGCGTTCTTAGATTCAGCACAAGTAAGATCTAATGCGGTATCACACGCTAAAAACTTAGGCTATATTCCTCAATCAAATAGAGCTGCACAAGCTCATATGAAAATTACTGTCACCGGAGATTCTGATTCTTCAGCAGAATTACAAATTCCAAAAGGTACTGCTTTTACTGGTCAAATTGGTTCTAATACTTATGCTTTTGTGACTAATAGTTCTTTTTTGGCAGATAAACAATCTTTTAATAATCAATACGTTTTTAATAACGTTGTAGCATATGAAGGTAAATTAGTAAATCTTACTTACCGCGTAGATAATAAACAAGAATTTCAAAAATTTAGAATTGCGGATTTAAATATTGATACTTCAACAATGGTTGTAAGAGTAAGAGAATCTTTGACATCTTCTGATTACGAAACATATACTCATTATGATAATTTAGTTAACGTTACTAATGAATCTAAAGTATATTTTCTTCAAGAAAATAATAATGGCCAATATGAATTTTATTTTGGCGATGGTGTTTTGGGATATAAACCAAGAACTGGTCAAATTGTAGAGCTAACTTATATTTCTACCAATGGATTAGAGGGAAATGGATCTAAACAATTTTCTATAAATTCTTCAATTGGTGGTTTTACTTCTATCAACGTTCAATTAGCAGAAGGTTTTACTAAAACTGTAACAGGCTCTAATAAAGAATCTATTGAGTCTATTAAATTTAATGCTCCAAAGAAATTTGCTACTCAAAATAGAGCTGTAACAGCAGAAGATTATAAATCAATTTTAATATCTGAGTACGATTATATTGAAGACATTTCTGTTTGGGGTGGTGATCAAGCCGTTCCTCCAGTATATGGAAAGGTTTATATTTCAATTAAACCAAATGACGGTGAGTATTTAACTAACTCAAATAAAACTACTATACAAAGATTTTTAAGAACAAAAAATATTGGATCTATTACAGCTGAAATTGTAGATCCAGATTACACGTATATAACTATGGATGTATTTTTTAAGTATGATCCAAATGCTACTTCTAGAACTTTAGACCAATTAAAAAGCTCAATAAGACAAGTGATTATAAATTATAATGATACAGTTTTAAAAAAATACGACGGGGTGTTAAGACAGTCTAGGTTGTTAAGGGCTATAGATGATGTTGATCAAGGCGTATTAAATTCGGTCATTAGACTTAAAATGCATAAGCACTTAAATCCTATTGTTGGAATTCCAGCGTCATATACATTAAAATTTTCATCTCCGATGTATAAAAGCGATAGTGATGAAAGTGTAATATCATCTGACGTATTTAAATATAACAATGTTGACTGCGTATTTGACGATATTGCAATTGCTGGGTCTCCAAATAGACAAATCAGAGTTGTTTCGTCAACTACTTCGGCTGTTATATTGTCAAATGCCGGTACAGTTTATGTTGATGATGGAATTATTGAAATTAACTCAATTACAATTCAATCTACTGGTGAAATTTTAGTTTTTGCTAATGCAGATTCAAACGATATTGCGCCAAAATTTAATCAAATCGTAAAAATTGAATTAGATGAAACACCTGGCATCTCTATTACTGGAGAAGAAGATTTAATAGCAATTCTGGGTTCTACTGGAGCTTCTGAATATAAGACGTTTGCGCGCCATGACTAAAAATATAGAATCATCTAGAATACAAACACTTATACCTCAGCAGTTGATTAATGATTCAACTGCCTTGGTTGAGTTTTTAAAAGAATATTATAAATTTGTAAATCAAGAGCAAGAGCCTACTAATGTAATCAATACAATTATTAAAAATAAAGATTTAGATTTAGCTTTAGACAAATATATTTCTTTAATTGAAAAAGAAATTGGTTATGGTATGGTTACTAATATGGTAGCCAATAAATTGAATGTCTATAAAAACATAGAAGAATTTTATGACACAAAAGGCTCTATAGAATCTTTTAAACTATTGTTTAGAATATTATTTAATGTAAATGTAGAAATTGAATTACCTAAAGAGCAAATATTAATTGCATCAGATGGTAAATGGAAACAAGACAATTCTATTTTTTCTATAACTTTATCTGGAAATCCGTTTTCTTTAGTTAATAATAGTATCGACATTATTAATCCAGACGGAGAAATAATATCAGTAGAAGTATTACGTGTTCGTTCTGTAGAATCTAATATTTATGAAATATTTATTGATCAAAGTTTCAGAGGTAATATTGATGTTAATGCATCAATTGATATTCCTGAATACTCTGGTCAAGTAATCAATTCTTTAAACTCATTTAAAATTTTATCATCTGGTAAGAATTTCAAAGTTGGGCAATTTCTAGAAATTATAAATGATAGAAACGCCAATTCGACTTCGTTAATTAAAGTTACTCAAGTTAATTCAGAAGGAGGATTAGTAAATTTTGAATTTATTAAATTTGGTTACGAGTACGATTCTGACTTTAAATCATACCTATATCCAGTAGAATTCAATGGAGATTTTGAATCTTCTCCTTCAGATTTTGGATTTCCATTAGCAGATAAGTTAGGAAGAGTTGCTGAATTATTAAAAACAAATGAACATTTAACTATAGAACTAAACCCCTATTCATTAAATTATTTTTCTCAAGACTATGTTGATGGTATTAGAACTGCTGGAAATTTTGATGCAGTCTATAACCAAGATCAAATTGAATTTGAAGAAATTAATCAGCAGCTTTTTGAAGAAAATGTTGAAGAAAATAATATTTTTTCAAGAGCTCTTGTAGAATTCAAATTAACACCATTATCAAAATATAAAGGTTATTATTCAAATAATAATGGATTTTTATCAGATAATATTAAGCTTCAGGATAATTTCTATTATCAAGCATTTTCATATGTATTAAAGTCAAATCAGCCATTTGAAAAATATAAAAATATTGTTAGAAAAACTGTTCATCCATCTGGAATGGCTTTATTTGGTCAATATGAAATTACTAATAATTTTGATGTAGCAACGCGAATACAATTATTAGAAAGATTTTATTCTGAAAGACTTTCTGATTCTGTTGATACATCAGAATTTGCTGTTAAACTGGTTATTAAGCCATTAGTAGATAGCGTTTCAACTTCCGAATTCTGGTATTATGATTATAATAAGCCTATTGAAGATAATGTATCTTTAATTTCTTATATTGAAGAAAAAATATTTGAAAAGGGATTATCCAATACTATAAGTGTTGCTGATGTTTTAGAGGACATCTTATTTAATAAAAACCCTTCAGATACAATTATTACAAGTGATGATATTGACGTTGTTTTAGTTAGACAATTATTTGATTCAATTGGTATTTTTGACGGAGGAACAATTGAGACTGCAGACATTTATGCTACTAGCTATTTTGGTCAAGATTACTGTGAAGGAATTGAACAACTAGGAGCCGTTAAGCAGTTTAGTAAAGTTCTTAATTCACATGTAACTATATCTGAAGAAATTGATACTTTTTCTGTAGGCAAAGGCCAAATTAGCTCTTCAACTACTATATCTTCAAACGTTGAAAGCTTTATAATAAATAAAAATTTAAATAACTCAATAACTACTCTTGACTCAATAAATGCTTTCAGCATTAACAAAGCTATACAGAATAGTATAAATACTAGTGATAGCGGATTAATTCAATTTAATCCATATTCTATTAATTATTTTGCGCAAGATTATGTTGAAGGACAAACTTCCTTCTAATCAAACCCTTAAGGAGACTATTCAAAATGAATATGAAAGAATTGCTTAAAGCAACTGGTCAAGTTTCTATTGAAATTTTTGATCCGGCTGGAGCTTTAAAAGAAAAGGTACACGTACCAAACTTGGTTGTTCAAACAGGCCGTGATTTTATTGCTTTGCGAATGAAAGACGCAACTGTTAATGTAATGTCACACATGGGAGTTGGTGAAGATAATACTTCTCCAGCAACAGGCAATACCGCACTAGGAACAGAACTTGGTAGAGTTACTTTAGACTCAACTACTGTTAATAATAATATTGTTACCTATCAAGCAACATTTCCAGCTGGAACAGGTACTGGGGCTTTAGAAGAAGCTGGCATTTTTAATGCTTCTTCTGGTGGAACTATGCTTTGCCGCACAACCTTTGGAGTTGTAAATAAAGCCGCTGCAGACTCAATGGTTATTACTTGGGCAATTACAATTTCATAAAAGAGATCTAAATAATGACAGCTGTCATAACACGCCAATTTCACCCAAATTTAGCTAATTCAGTTTACAACGATATTCAAAGTAAATCTTCAATATATCACTATTTTATTGGAAAAGCATTAACTTGGGTTGATGAGCAAAATCCAGAAGCTCCTAATTCTTATCAGTCATACGAGTATGATACTAGAAAAAACATCATTCAGACTAAACAAATTCAGCTGAATGATGTTTCTTTAGTAATTCCACGTATTGATTGGTTTGGTGGAACTGTTTATGACATGTTTGATGATACTATATCTCCAGACAATCCTTCATCTTCAGGAGAAACTTCCTTAGATGAATCAAAATTTTATGTTTTAACTTCTGAATTTAATGTATATAAATGTATATTTAATAATAATGGCGCGGCATCAACCATAGAACCTACCGGAACAGGGTATAACTATATTGAAACTGGTGATGGTTATATTTGGAAGTTTATGTCATTTATACCATTGGGCGCTAGAAATAAATTTATGACTGAAGCTTTTATGCCAATAAGCACGTCAGTAAAAAATCAATATTATTCTGGCGGAAGCATTATTGGATATAATATTTTAGATGGCGGACAAGATTATGATCCAAGTGAAACATACCTAGTAATTCAAGGAAATGGAAGTGGGCCTTCCTCAAAAGCTTTGTCTTCAATTATTACATATAATGTTGAATTTAAAAATGGCACTAATTCTTTTGGTTCTGGAAATAAATTTTATTTAGATAATCAAGTATCTCCAGCAATAAGATTGATTGAAGGCAATACTTATAGGTTTGAGCAATCAGACACTACTAACTTAGGTGAAACTATTAAATTTTCAACTGTAAGTGATGGAGAAAACAATTCTGGAAGTGAATATACATTAGGAGTTACATATGTCGGAACGCCTGGAACTTCTGGAGCGTATACCGAAATTACTCCAGGAGAAGGAATTGTAGATTTATATTATTACTCATCAAATACATCTGGAGCTGGTAATCTAGCAGAAACTATTTTTACTGCTGGAAAAGACGGACAAGCTGACATTGATTTAGTTATAGAAGATGGATCTATATCTAGTTTAATTATTAATGACGGTGGATACGGATATACAGATGCTACGGCTTTAGTAACAAAAGGCCCTGGAGATCCTGGATCTGGAGCTAGTATTACTTTTAATTTAAGTCCTGGAGATTTAAATACGCAGCAAGCAAATGTTGAATTGCTTGCTGTAGATGGATCATTAAGCCATATTGTAATTTCTAATCCTGGAATTAATTATTCTTCACCAGTTGTAAATATTAGTGGTGATGGCTCTGGAGCTATTGCTGAAGCAACAACAAATGCTAATGGTGAAATAAATAAAATTACAATTACAAATT